TGAACCGGGTCTTTGTGATCGCCTTTTCAAATGAGCGCGTGGCCATATCGATCCCCTCAGAAGATCGGCGCTGGTTTGTCCTATGGGCCGATGCCCCTAAGCTCCCAGAAGCTCAGGCCGTGAGCTTGTGGAATTGGTACCAACACCGGGGCGGGTTCGAGGCCGTGGCCCACTACTTGCACGCCCGTGACGTGTCCGCGTGGAACCCCAACGCAGCGCCCCCCATGACTGAGGCCAAGTCCATCATGGTCGAGCATGGCATGAGCGGCGCAGAATCGTTTCTGGTTGACCTCATGCGCAGGCGTGCGGGTGAATTCTCTCGCGGTGTGTGTGGTGGCCCCTTCTATGGCCTTTGTGACCGCCTGCAGGGCATCGCCCCCGGTAATGTTAAGGTGGTGCAGGCCGCGTTGTTGCACGCGTTTAAAGAGGCGGGTTGGATCGACATGGGCCGCATCAAGTCGCGCGACTTTGAAACCAAAAAGCACGTTTTCTGCGCCCCGGAGCTTGGCGAGTATTCGCGCAGCGATCTCAGGCGCATGATTGAGGCGTAAAAAAAGGGCCCCGCAAGGGGCCCTGTGAGGGTTGGCAACTGCTCAAAGGTCAAGCAGCAGCGCAAGTATAGCGGCCAAAATGACCGCGCAGATCAACGCCATGCTGCCACCAATGGCGCGGCGTTATACCTAGGGGCCGGGCAGGCCACAGTGAAAAGCCCCGCGCCCCGCTTGATGCGCCCCCAAGCATCTTTTCGGTTTTGGTTCACCAGCTCCCCCCGCTTGACCGCCCCATAAACTTGATCGCGGGTAAACCCTTCCGCTTCAATTTCCACCATGGTGCGCGGCGTCTCACAAAAATCAATTAGAGTCATGGCGCGTCCCCCTTGGGCGGTGCCGGTGGCGGCGCATAACGGCGCAGAATGTCCTCAAAGATCGGATGCAGCATCGGGCGCCTCCACATAAAAACTATCGATGGGGCCGCTGGCCTCTTGGCCAGACTGATACACATCCAAAACTAAGCCCTCAGACGTGGTGCGCACGCGAACCGCGAACCCTTGCACTTCGACCCAGGCCGCACCCTCAGTCAATACATAGTCACCATCAGATAGATTCATGGGTAACCTCCCAGGCTGCATCATCACCGCTGGGCAGCGTATAAGTGCCCGTGTCCTTCAAGGGCTGCCAGTCCCATTTGATAAGGTTTTTCCCCGCGTTGAGCGCCTCATAAGCGCCCACGTATTCAGCGGTTGACATAGTGGCCCCATGGGGCGGATAAAAGCGCTTCTCCGCGCCTTTGCTCTTAACCGGCTTATGTTTCCCGGTGCATTTTGCGTGGTGCGCGAAAATGTCCGCGCGGTTAGTTTTGTATGTGGTGTTTCCAATTTTTACGGTTTGCATGGTTTACCCTTACTTGGTTAAAACGTCAAAATAAGCCAGCGCGCACACTGTGAGCGCGGCCGCGATGATCAAGGCTGCGAAAATGTCTCTCATAAGTTCCCCAAAAAGAAGTGATCAAAATCAAAAACGGCCACATAGAACCCGCGTGGGCTCGCGTGCACTTCGTACACCCAGGCATCGGCATCATCGATGGCCAAGGCATCAGCGAGAGCCTGCGCGGCTCCCTTAGTGGTGTAGTAGGTCATGCACTAACCCTCTCATGCAATGCCTGCGCGCGCGCATGATGGCCCAGCATCTCGCGGATGATGGCGTGGCGTGGCGCCCGATGGGCGTGGGCGCGCGCAGATGGCCGCAGGCGCCCGTAGGTGGCGCGGATAACCGCGCGCGTGCTGGCCCATACGGGCACGTTTAACCGCAGATAAGTACTAAACATGATGGCCCCTTTAAATAGTGCAACATCCGCAACATGGGGCATCTTCGCAACGCCCGCGTGGGTTACGGTAAAACGTGGTGGGGCCGGTTTCACCAAAAAAGGTTATCTCACCCGGTTCACCCGTGATCCATGCGCGGCGCGTGGTGGTGCAATATTGAATCTCATCGCCCGGGTAGATGGGCGCGCCGGTGCGCGCATCGCGGCCCTTGTATTTGGCCTTCATTGTCTTGATCATGGCTGCCCCTTATCGAACAATATCGCGCAAAGCTGCGCCCGCGTGTAGCCGGTCATGGTGGCCAGCTTTTGCAGCGTTAAACCGCGCCGGTGGCCATAGTAATAATTGATAATTTGTTCGTTTGTCATGATTTACCCTTCGTGTAGTTGATCGGCACAATGCGTGCCCCAATGCGGCCACCATGGCCGCATAAGGTCAAGCATTGGCCAGGCGCAGATTGATCACCCGGTGGCGCGCGCCATGGGCCGGGAAACCCACAATGGCCGCGCGCTGGCGCTGGCAGAGCTGGCACGTGGCACAGCTAACGTCATCGCGCTGGGTGGCCGGGCAGATAACCACCGGGCGGCCCGCTGGCGTGGTGGTGTTGCTGGTTTGCGTTGACGGTAAGACCACCACCACCGGCCCGGCCGCATGATCGGCCAGCGCATCGGCATCGGCCAGATCATTGGCGCTCAAGTTGACGGTGAAACCCCATTGGTTTGCGTGCCGGATCCATGCGATGCTGGCCGCATCGCGGTGGTGCGAATACGTAAAACCGCGTTTGCCAGCGTTGGCGGCCACCAGCTGGCCGAGCTTAACCGCGTCAACAGTGCCACCGATCGATGGCAGATCGCCCGCCTGATTGTGGCGCCACAGCTGGCCATCGGGCAGCGCGCTGATGGTCTCGCAAAACTGGCCCCATGACGTGCCGCGCGTGCCGGCGCTGACAGCTGCCCAATGCAAGGCCAGCGGCCCGCTGGCCGCGTAGCATTCGGCGCGCATGGCGCAGTCAGGCGGGCAGCTGGCGCGCTCAGTGGTTGAAACCGGGATCGGACCGGTTTTAGCGTTGGCGCTTTTGAGGGTTAGATGTACTTGCATGGTTTAGCCCCTTTTGCAAATTTGCGCATCACCCTGAGCCATGCGGCCAGCCAGCACGGCCAGCCCCTTGATCAACACACTAGCGCGCACGCGCTCAGTTACGCCGATACCTTTATTGACTGTGAACCAGCCATGCGGGTCAACAGTTACAGTGGCTGGCCGCCCCTTAACAGCGTGCCACGCGGCCGCATAAGCGCTGGCCAAGTTTGTTTTGTCGATGATGTCCATAATTTACCTTTCGATTATTTGAGTTTATTGACGGCCAGGCTGCGCGCCTGGCCGGGTTTGGCTTAACTAATTGTGATCATGCCAGGCATGGCCATGACGTGCCACAGCGCGCGGTTTGGTGCTTTGATGGCGCTTAATATCTTCGTGCCATCGGGCGCGCGCACTGTGCACGATATATTACCCATGCGGATATCGGCATTGTCGGGAAACCCGGCCAGCAGGTTTTTAAGCGCTTTGGTGGTCAATGGTGTGGGCAGTGATTGCATGGGATACCTTTCGATTAGTTGATTGATTGAGAGTTTTTCGGTGCTCTCATATATATAGCATGAGAGAATCGTGCCAGCTGCCGTAAGTGATTGATTTACATGACCCATCCAAAACCCTATGTACGATAATGCCTTACAAATAATCGGTGTGGATAGCGTGGGCGCGATTGTGGGCGCGTTTGGGGCTATTGTGGACAACGTGCTATCGACCTAATGCAAGAGCGAAAAAGCCTATTTGTGGACAATGTGGACTACTTTAAATGATACGCTAAATTTTACTTGTTGTTGTAATATTATATAGTTATACAGTAGGTGTATGGCTCACGAATGCTCACACCCCACGGTTTGGCGAGCGATTAAAAACTGGTGGGTACATTGTCCACATTGTCCACAAATGCGCTACCTGGTGCGCTACCTGGTGCGCTACCTGGTGCGCTACCTGGTGCGCGATGGCACCGGCCAACGAGCCACCGGGTCATGTGGACACTGCCCACATTGCCCCCCACTAAAGTATTAATGGCACATGGCCACCGGCACGCCGGTCGCATGGCTGCGCGTCCATGCTGGCCGCATGGCTGCGCGCCCACGTGGGCCCGCTGGCCGCTGGCCACCCGGCCACCTAGCCGATCGGCTTTCGGCACGAAGCCCCCCGGGTAGGGCCGAGCGCCGAAGGTCACGGCAGCGGAGGGGCCACGAACAAAATTTTTAAAAATGTTTGCCCACATTGCCCACAGATTTTTTTTGTTATATTCGGCACATGTTTGAAAGCCTACCTTTTGCGCCGCGCAAGGTCGAAGCGACTGAGGCGCGTTTGACTCGCATCTACGAAGCCGCCAAGCTGGGGCTGAAAGGTGACTCGTTGGCGTTGGCGTCCGGCATGCTGCCCTCCGAGTACCGGCAACTGGTGCAGCTTGACCCCATTGCGGAGATGGCAGCGCAAAAAGGCAAAGCAGACGCTGAGATGGAAATGTCGCAGTGCTTGCACAAGGCAGCGCGAGAGGGCGACTCCAAAGCGGCGCTGGCGATACTTCAGAACGTCCACGGTTGGGTGGCCAAGCAATCTATCACTATTGACGTCGACCAGCGCATATCAGTCACCCAGGCGCTGCGCGACGCTGAGTCCCGCGTCATCGACGTCATCGCCCACGCACCAAGTCCCAAACTAGAGTTACCCACGCATGCAGAGCACCAAGTACAGCGCTGAAGACGAACAAGAGTTGATGGCCCGGCTGTGGAGCCCGGCGATCAAGGACAACCCGTTAGCGTTTGTGATGTTTGCTTTTCCTTGGGGTGTCAAGGGCACGCCACTGGAACACTTCCAAGGCCCGCGCAAATGGCAGCGCGAGGTGCTGCTGGACATTGCCGAGCACATTAAGCTGAACCAGGGCAAGGCTGACTTCGATGTCTTGCAAGAGGCTATATCGTCGGGCCGGGGTATTGGCAAGTCGGCGCTGGTGTCATGGATCACGATCTGGATGCTGGCCACGCGCATTGGTTCGACGACCATCATATCGGCCAACAGTGAGTCACAGCTACGCTCAATCACCTGGGCCGAGATTACTAAGTGGCTGGCCATGGCCATCAACTCACACTGGTTTGAGGTGTCAGCCACCCGCGTCATGCCGGCCAAGTGGCTGACTGAACTGGTCGAGCGGGATTTAAAGAAGGGCACCCGGTACTGGGGCGTGGAAGGGCGGTTGTGGTCAGCCGAGAACCCCGACGCTTACGCTGGTGTGCACAACTTTGACGGTGTGCTGGTGGTTTTTGATGAGGCCAGCGGCATCGACGACTCAATCTGGGCGGTAACCGGCGGCTTTTTCACAGAAAACACGCCAAACCGCTTTTGGTTGGCGTTTTCCAACCCACGGCGCAACACGGGGTACTTTTACGAGGCTTTTAACTCTAAACGGGCGTTCTGGCGTACCCGAATTGTGGACGCCAGGACGGTCGAGGGCACCGACAAGGCGGTCTACAACCGAATCATTGACGAATATGGGCCGGATTCAAGCCAAGCGCACGTTGAGGTCTACGGCATGTTCCCAAGTGCGGGCGATGACCAGTTTATTTCGTCAAACGTGGTGGACGACGCCATGGCCCGGCCCAAGTACAAGGACGCCAGCGCGCCAATTGTGATCGGCGTAGACCCGGCGCGGTTCGGAGCGGACGCTACGGTGATCGCGGTCAGGCAAGGGCGGGATATTGTCAAGATAATGCGCCATCGGGGCGACGACACCATGACAGTGGTGGGGTATGTGATCGAGGCAATTGATGAATTCAAGCCGGCGCTGGTCGTGATCGACGAAGGCGGGCTGGGTGCGGGTAGTGTCGATCGATTAAAAGAGCAGCGGTACAAGGTCAAGGGCATAAACTTTGGAAATAAGTCCAAAAATCCGGTCATGTACGGTAATATGCGCGCGCAAATGTGGGGGGATATGCGAGAATGGCTGAAATCTGCTAGTATCCCTAGCGACAGGTTCTTGAAGACGGACTTGATTTCGCCTATGATGAAGCCTGATTCACGGGGAACAATCTTCTTGGAAAGCAAAAAGGAAATGAAAGCTCGCGGTCTTGCCT